ATAACCGGATCGTTTCTGCGTTTCCTAGCCATTATTTTTTGCCTTTCGTGTGCTTAGAAACAATTTTTTCTTTAAGGGGCTTTAGCTTGTCCGGATCCTTGCGAACCTTTTCGGCCAACTTCTTATCGTTTCTAAGTTCTTCTGAAATATATTTATTTAAGATATCGGGTGCCATTTTCCGCTTCTTAAACTCTTGTTCAGGTGCTTTATAATTAACGCCACCAACAGAGCTTAAGCCTTTAGCTTTAAGCGCTGATCTAACGTCGTCTTGCGTAGATATCCAAGCCATTGGGTCTGAAGGCTTGCCTAATCCACCTATATACTTCTTGCCTTGTGTGCTGATACCGGCTTTTTTTGCCATAGTATGCAGCGCGTCTGCAGCATTATGCGATATCTTATCCGCCCAATGCTGCTGCCCTTCCAAAAAGGCACGTTCTGTACCCTTAGATCCGGGAGGTTGTTGCATTGCAAGCATAGCAGCAAAGCCAGGGTTATTTCCTTCAGATATTAGATGTTTGTAGAAATCTACCCTACCGGCTTCTTCACACTGCTTGCGATATCGTTCGTAGTCTGGGTGCTTGCTCATATTTTAGTCTTTCTTACGCTCTGACGCTCGGTCTTTATTTTGGGATCTTTGAGCTTTGTTTTTTTCCTTAATATACTCTAGCTCCAGCTCATGCTTTTGCTTAGCTTGACGTAATTCCATCTTATGTCGCTGATCGTCCTGCTGCATTTCTTGATAATGTAGCTCTTGTTCCATTTGAGACTTATACATTTCCATTTGCATCTGCTCTTGAGTAGCACCTGCCTTAGACGCCTGCTCTTGCTGCTTAACTTGAGCTTCTTGAGCCTTAATGCCAGCTTCTTGCTGTTTAATTTGCATATCAAGCTGTTTAGTTTGTAGATCAACCTGCATTTTTTGCATTTCCATCTGCATTTGCTGCTGTTGCATCTCCATTTGCATTTCCATCTGCTGCTGCTCTGGATCAGGCCCTTCTTCTCCCTGCTGTTCTTGCTGTTCTTGCTGCATTTTTTCCATATCGAGGAGATATGGAGCAACATCCAACTCATTAGCTCGTGCCCAGTCACGCATGAATGCGTTATACGGCCCATCCATGCCCATTTCAACGAATTGCTGCATCATTGGCATTGCTATTTGGGCAAAGTCATTTAGCTGTCTAATGGTATTAGTCTTGTTAGGCTTCCTAGCAGAGCCAGCTTCAATCCTGTAGTCGTAATCACGGACTGTCCGCTCAAATTCCTGCTGTTGCATCTGCTGTTCCCAGATACTAGCACCGGCTTGGCCTATAACATGATGAACATCTTCTGCGCCAAGCGACCATTCAGCTGCCATCATCTCTTTTAAGGCGCAATTGCTTAACCAATCTTCTACACGACCGGCCATATCATCAGGACGAACTGCAACATTTTGATTTCTTACGTCTGCTTCGGTTGCAGATCTAATCTGTGTACTTCCAGACATACCGTACAGAAGCTCTGAGAGGCCCGTACGCTTGTCTATCATGTCCAACACGTCTGAAACCATTCGCCAGATGTCTACGTTGAAGGAGGGGGCATCTAGGAAGGATACAACGTCAGATATTCTCCCCCCGTGAAGCTCGCTTAACTCCAAAGTTGTATATGGGCCAACACCAGACTTAATCTGATCTTGTATCTCAGCTCCAGCAGCCTTCGCTATAGCAATATAGGTAGTCGAAGAAGCCGCTACCTTGTCAGCAAGGAAGGACATACACCAGTTTACAAATCGCAATTCACCAATAGCAGGCTTGATAAGCGAAATCGGCCACACTTCTTTTGGCTTCTCGTAAAAGTGGAGTTTGCTAAACGGCCAGTTGCCATCTGTCCAATAAGGAATAGGCCATTGAGCCCTTAAAAACATATCATCGGGAGATTCATTCAATGCCTGTGGTGGCATATTAAGCGGGAATGGAACATCTTCGCTTACAGCGACATAACAAAAATCTCCAAACTGCTCGAAATCAAATTTTTCTTTTACGTCTTTAGACACGCCACCTTTCTTCAGACGACTACCAAATCCACCCTTAGAGTAGACTTGCCAATACTCTATCAAGTCATATGATTCTCCCTTTCTTTTTTCGGAGGAAGATTCCTTGTTGCCGCGCGTTGATTTTTCAGCCTGCTTATTAAGAGAGCTTTTGTTCCCTTTTAGCATATCCTGAAGTCCATACTCTCGCTCTACCTTCCACCTAGGCTGAACACATCTACGAGCAACCCATTGTATGTCTTCCCAATACTGAGCATCTGGATCAATTACTACATCATCTACAGATACGTAAACACTGCGAGGCATTCTCATTTCGGAACCACTCGGCCTATACATTTCCGTCCAAAGAAAACTACAGCCCTTAATGATGGCTTCATTGATAGCCATTCGAGCGTGATCTTTTTTATTGTTTTCCTGTTGGAGCCAGTTTAGATAATGGCCTTTGATCTTAGAAAAATTACGCTTGCGATCATTCATCATCTCCTGCTGAAATACTAGATTGCTAGCATACTCCATTTGCTGCTGGTCTTCAGGGTTAATGCCTAGCATACTTTCGTCTATAGGCGGGCATACCTTGGGACTAACTTGAATCACTGGGTTTTTGTGATAAAGAACGGGGCCAAATAAAGCCACCGCCTCAAATACCCTATTAACGGTCATCCTGAATGTGGGTAAGGATCCAGAGTTTCCTTTCTCTAGAAATCCGCCCTGACCTTGAGCGTAAGACTTATCCCACATCCAGTCATGTGAACCGTCAAAGAACTTCATGGCTTCTTCAGCATATTTGCCAAATCGCTCATGCTTTTGCTTTTTGGCTTTTTTAATTTTCTCCATCCATTGATCCACTACGGGCTTAAATGGATGATCGAAATCGCTGTACTCAACCATAATTTATCCTTTTGTGCAAATTCTGCACACTTTCTGATTACTTCTTAGGAGATGCTGAACGAGGCTTTTTAGTTAGAGAATGCTCTATAGCGTCGATGCGTGATTTAACATCATTACGCTCTTTTTCTAATCGCTTCCATTCGGGAGTAAAGTCCCACGAGCCAGATTCTCGATGGTCGTTATTCCATGTCAGCTTTGGATCGTCAACGTGACGAACGCCTTCATATATTTGGCCGCTTGTATGTCGAAGCATGACATTACGCCCAGTTAAAGACTTCTTAACCACAAAAGCAAGTGAAGGATGCAGTGTATCATGGAAGGCGTGGTACATAACCGGCGTTCCAACCTCAACATCAGGCATCTCATATTTGTGTGCTTCAGTACGCTGTTCTTCAGTAACTACATTCGGCATAACTATTCTCCTTGGGGTCCTAGGGTAATTGTTGAAGGTGCTAAACCGAATTTCTTAGCCCTTCGTTTCTCAGAACGCAACTTGCGATCTTTCATTATCTGTCCTACTTTGCCTTTAACTCGTCGTTTAGTACGGGGTTTAACATATTTTAACCCGTGAGCGGCAGCATATTCCAGTGTTTCTATAGCATGACAGTTTCCTCGACGATTTCCTTCGTCAGTAATATAACCATTCATGCTCTTCTTTTTGAATCTATTAAACTCTTTGCACAGATTAGGGCATCTTGCAGTAACCACTAGCAGTTTAGTGCTTCCCTTTTCATTAACATTGATCCAGCTTCTTAATTTCATTTCGCGGCCTGGGATATCGTCTGATCCACTCAGAAATCCGCTACCTGTAATGTTACTATAAACATTACGTTTTTCTAGTTGCCTAGTGTATTGAACTCTAGGCAAAACTCCGGTACCAATTTCTCGAATTCTACCCCCGTGAGCGTCAATGATAAATGCCTCGAATTGGCCTCCGTGATGTTCTCTCTTTTGAGCTACCATATTACCAAATTTCGCTGCCGTACAGTTGTGTATATAAAGCTCATCGTAACATACAACATGGTCGCCCATAGAAGGAGGGGGCACGGCCAAGAAAGTAACAGCGCAAGTGCTGTGACCCGGGTCAACGACCATGTACTTGCACCAGTCCTGCCCCGGCTTCCCGTCGTTATCCGCCAAATACTTTTGGACTTTGTTTCTTGGGCCTTCAAACTTGATTGCATTGTGTACGTCCTTGGAGAAATTGGGGTACATAAGAACGCTATCAGTAACTAGCTCCCCTAATGCGCGTTTTCGATATTCATCCTCACCCTTAGCTTTCCATCGCTTAATGTTTTCTTGCTTTACCTGCTCAGGCATAAACGGGTTATCAAATATAGTCGCTCTAAGCACGATAGTTGAGGCGTCCTCTTTTCCGAGGTCATCCTCTGCTCTTTCTGAAAGATTTACTAAAGCGTCGTTCTTGGAATGAGGTAAGGCAGACCACCTTAATTTACCTTCTCGCATAGACAGGCGAGCGATCATTTCGTCATACCATTCAGATCGCTCTAAGTCTTCGTCTATATGCACCAAATCGGCTTGGAAACCCTGAGATGGATCTCCTTTAGAACCCATGGCGTAAATTGTCCAGCCATTGTGCAGTTCACATATTTCAAATACATGCTGAGCCCTTTTTTTCCATGCAAAGGTCTTAATAAATCTCTCAGGTATTAAAGGAGGAGCTTGCTTCGCTTCCGCCTTTCTTTCCCAATCGGATTCAATCCAAGGCTTCCAGGCACGCCATGCACTAGTTATTGGATCTTTAATTATCTTAAACGATCCAGCCCTAAATAAATATTTATGTATCGTCCTGCCAATATGCCCTTCGTCCATGCCAAGGCAAACCATAATACCGTTTTCCTTAGGGTATTTTTCATACGGATCTTGGCCTGTAGCGGCGCGAGCATCCTCTACAAAAGCACAGAGGGATTTACCGACCTGATTACCAGCCTGAATGAGAACTTCTTTTGCTTGAGAAGAATGGAATTTGTCCTGAAAAGGTAGAGGCTCATAGAGCTTTAACGCCTCAGAATCTCTTCTTGCTTTTTCAGCGTGCAACCTTCGTATATTTGCACGCTGATGCTCTGTAATGCCAGAAATAATTTCTTTTGGTTCTGGTACGTGAAACGAGCTATTCTTCTTCTCCATCGGCAGGGCTCAGTTTATATAGTGTCTGAAGGTCGGGGTCAATTACAGAACGAACAGTCTTTTCTATTTCCTGATCTAGCTCTTCGTTTGTAAGTTCTTCAAATGATTTTTGGGCTGCTCCTGATTCGGAGACTTTAATATTCAATCTCAGCACAGATTCAATTATTCGTTGTCTTTGTTGGCTACCGGGAGCCGAGCGATAATACGTAGCAACAACTTGCTGCGCTAAACCGCCCGGCCCTCCGAAAGCCTCCATTATCCTTTGGAATGTTTCACCCATATGGGGAACATCCGATCCGCCTTTGACAAGCTGTCCGATAAGGTCAATGCCCTCATCTTCAATCTGGTCAATTGCTGTAGATGCCTTTTGCTTCCTATTTCCTTCAAGCTCTTCAGAACGACACATTTTGCATGTAGTCCTATAGCCATCAGCAGAGTGATTGTCTCTGTGCCAAAACTCTCTGCTTAAAGGATATTCTACGTTGCACTTAGTACAACATTTTGAACTGGAAGTGCTCATACCATCCCTTGATTAGGATCTGCTTCTCGATAGTTTCTCAAGTTAGGAGTTGCTACTTGACGGATTGCTTGAGCAAGGGGATCTGCTTCACTCATTGGAGGCATCTGTCCTTGCATACTCCCGCTACCGCCTCCTGGCATAGGTGGTCCAGCCGGCTGACCTCCTCCTAGCGCCGCCATCATTGGATCCGATCCCGGTGGAAGCTGTGGAGGCATTCCACCTGCTTGATCTTCTTCTGCGTTCATCATTTCGGGATCTTGCCCAGAAACTAACTGCTCTAAAAGCTCGCCAGGAATTTCAGTACCGCTTTGCTGATCTATTGCAGTAGCTTGCCCGCTAATTACAGCCTGTATTAAAGGGGCTAATTCTGGATCTTGCATAGATTCAGGATTAATCTCTTCGGGATTGTAAGGAAGTTCCCCAAGAACTTCTTGTGTTTCGTTATCAATTACTAAAGGCATTTTATATTCCTTACCTTAATGGGCTAAATCGTTTCTGTTGTTCTGGTGCACTACTAAACTCTTGTGGTCTAAAGGTTCTACCTCTAGTTCTCGGTCTTCGGATTTGTGGTTTAGGTTTCTTTGATATCGGAGTTTG